TTCCAGAAATCGAACGTCTTTGATTCTTCTGTTACGGCAAATTCTGATGGTGGTTCTTGTCCTTCAACGCCTTCGGCTCCTTCTGTGTTCGCCGATTCTTTTATCTTCTCGAAAGCACGATCGATTTCCAAAAGATGCGTGTTATCCTCTTCCTCATTCATCATTTTGACATTTTTGAGCTGTGTCTTTTGTAAAATATCGATGAGTTTCAGAAGCTTCTCTTTTTCAGGCATCTGCTTCGGATAGACCAGATCAATATCCTCGAGTTTATCTTGACCGAACGCGGTCAAGATAATTTTTTTCAAAAGGAGATTGGCTCTTGTTGTATCCATCGGTGGATTTGGATGACCACACATATTCAGGAAAACATCAACTAGTTGGGTCGCCAGACGTTTGTATGTCTTTTTCGGTAGAGGGAAATCGCCATGACTACTACTGGCCTCAATATCAAAACTACAGATCTTATATGGAACGCGAGTCATCTTTTCCGGTTGTGATTTGATGTCCGAAGCCTTACAGATATATTCGTAGTTACATGTGGTCGTATTCTTTTCGGGCTTCCTGGCGAGCTCGGTTTTCACAAAAACCCATCCGGATGGACTCACATCATTGAGATGGAAATACCTGAGGAGTGGAGGAAGGAAACTCTCATAAAGATCGAGAGTCTGGTTTTTGTATATGAAAGGAACGAGTTTCCGGTTTTTATAATCACCGTCTTCGGACACAAACCATAGGTTTTTGACCTTATTGAATGCCGATGTATTCTTGAAAGTGAGCTTTACAAACTTGTCTGTTTTTCCGGCAGTAAAACCGTACAATTTATTTGCATCGAGGATATCGATCGACATGATCGATGAGGCATGAAATTTACCGACCTTGTCTTTCAGGAATCGTAGGAATTCAGTGGCGTCTTTTTTGACCCAGTTATCAGGTACCCGAACAAAGAAGAAAGGACTGAAATCATCGACATAGATACAACAAGTTTCTCCCTTTTCGTTCAAGCCGAACATCTGAATAATAAATTTAGGTGTTTCTTTGGGTTTCCATTTTGGTTTTTGGACACTATCGTCGTCATTGGATCCCGATTCGGATGTTTCTTTGGAAAACGAATCGGACATGTCATAGGTGTTGAAGTCTATGAGTCGGAAGGACTTCCCATTGACGACGCGTTTTATTTTTTTGATGATGACGGGTTTTTTCTCTTGGTCCATCTTTTGTTTGGGTATATATTGGTTATTAGCTTGAAACGTTTATCCCATTTGTATTCAATTTTGTTTGGTAAACGATTTTTAATATACAGGCATTATATAGTATAAATAATTAATGGCCGACACTCAACTTAAAAATAAAGAAAGAGAAGTTCAAGCTGGTATTGTAAAAGTATTTAATGCAGCAGGAGTCGAAATAACCAAAGAATATAAAGCAGATGGTCATATTGGTGAATTAAAATACGATGAACTATATTTTACTTTAAAATACTACCCGAGGACCAACTCTGGTGACTTGACTGGATCTAGAGTAAATGCAACCGAACCAATATGGACATTAAGTATCGACCAAGTGTTTACTACAAAAATGCAAATTTTTGCAAACTATACAGACGCCCAAAAAAAAACATCTACTGACATTTCGGTTGGAATTTTAAAATTTAGAGGCATTTTTAGCGGAATTCATTTTGCCGAAGGAACGGGAGATAACACATTTCAAGACACAGCTGTTAATTACGATATCATTGAAATTTTAGAATTTACACAAGATACTGGGTCAAAACCTATATTAGGCGATGTAAATGTAAATACTTTCAAAACATTTACACAACCTACTGATAAAACTTTTTTGTCTATATCATTTAAATCTGGAGCAGTAAATGCAACAAGTTCTTACGAAGTTATAAATCCCGATCCAAGATCACAACCACAAAAATGGAGAGTTTCTGACTTATTATGTCATCGCAATCCATCTGCTAATTTTGCGGCAATTGGTATTGATCCTTTGTTCATCTATGAAATGGAAAGTATAAATAATGTCCCAGTAACTTCGATTTATGCAGACAAAAGCAAATTATTACAGAAATCATTGGCACAACCGGGTTTATCACAAGATTATCCAGGTGCACAGCAAGGTTATCCAGGTGCACAGCAAGGTTATCCAGGTGCACAGCAAGCGTTCCAGGGTGCACAGCAAGGGTTCCAGGGTGCACAGCAAGGGTTCCAGGGTGCACAGCAAGGGTTCCAGGGTGCACAGCAAGGTTATCCAGCTGCACAAGGTTATTCAAGTTTGCCACAAGGTTTGCCACCGGGTGTAATTCCAGGGTTTCCTAATGGACCACCCGTTCGACCCGTTCGAACCGGGCAGTTTGGAGGAAAAAGATCCAATAAAAAAACCCTTAATAAAAAAAGAAAGGCTTCCAAAAAAAAATCCAAGAGTCGTAAAAACAAAAGACGATCCACCAAATAAAATTGATGTTTGTCTTCTATAAAAACAAAAATCAATCATAACCCCCCATTTCAATTGTAAAAATGACTCCTATTTTGAAACCCGCTTCATCCGAGGAAAACGAGTTCTTCTTCGGTGGACACCTCGGTGTGATCCAGTACGAAATAACGATCGATGAGCTTCGCCAAGGACTTGTCGACTTTCCCGAGTCCGCGGATTATAAGAAAGGATTCAGACTTGCGAATCATAGCCCGAAGAATTTGAGTCGGCTCATTCCCGAAACAGAAACAGGTAGGGCCGGAACATGGTCACCACTCCTCATCATGAAGAAGAAGACGATCAAGAATAATGGCGAAAAGGAGATCTGGCTAAAGGCCGCTCTCATCAATAAAAACACGGGTAAGATTACACTCATTACGAGTACGAATACACATGAAAATATTGGTCAACATGGAAATCGCTGGGTATCATCTCAGGCAGAAGATTGGGTGATTGGACGGTATAAGATGTTTGCTCCACTCTATTTCTGGAAGGAACTTTCGAATCGTATTTCAACGGTCTAAAAATGGGTGCCATCAATAAAAGAATTCGGAAGCTTTAAAGCAAATAAATTATCATAACAGTATTTTTCAATTTGCTGATTCGCATATGCTTTATAATCTTCGATCGGATATTCTTTTCCATCCACATATAAAAATCCACGAACAAATCCGACATCAGAATATGTAATAACTGTATTCATCTTTTTTTCATCGGATTCTTCCTTATACAAGTAACTTATAACAATTGAATATTCACCATTTTTTATTATATGTTTCGATTCCCAAAAAAACATGTTCTTTTCTTTTAAATTATGCCCCAAGGAAGTAAACATTGGAAGGTATTCATCGTCGCCATAACTTAAAATGATACGGTGTTTCATCTAGAGATTAAATATTATTATAGGAAAGTTTTTATGTTTGTTAACAAATATTATTAGGTAGGGGGAACCCTCGGTTCCCCCTATAACCCCCTCCCGCCCTTCGGGAAGCAATAGTATCCACCGGGAACCCAGAATAATTATATGGTTTTTCTGGGTTCCCTGTGGATTAGGGGGTGGGAACATGAGGGTCCCTCTACAGTTAAGGGAGGGATCATAAGGGAACCGTAGGTTCCCTTATAATAAAATTGACCGGCTTTTTTCTAAAATTAATCGAAAATAACCAAAACACCCACTTCAAAGACTTTTAATCATGTCCCGCAGTTTCCGCAGAACGACCGTTCCTCACGAACTCTCCTTCAGTGGAGATCCTCGTGTAGAACGCGGTCATATCCAGATGGAGATTCCCGTGGTGGAATTTCTGAATGGGATGGCCAATGTCCCCGATACCGAAAATTACAAAAACGGATACAAGATTCTTCCCACCACGGAGGAGAATTTCAAGAGTGTTATCCCGAACACGCCTAAGGGTAAAGCCGCTGATTTTCGTCTGGTTTGCATGATGCAACTCAAGGGAAAAAACGAGAATGGTGAGCCACAGATCTGGCGGCGTGCAGCACTTATCAATAAAAAGACAGGTGGACTTACATTTGTTGGAAGTACCAACCGCCCCGGTCCAAACTATGCCAAGTCATATACGGAAGGCTGGGGGATCTTGAAATCCAGGGTTTTCGCCCCCGTCTACTTCTGGAAGGAAGTGGAGAACCGCCTCAAATTTGGCGTTTAATAGAATAACATTGTTTTGTAAATTATTTAATAAACCTTATTTTTTTATCATGATATACTAATGGTAAATAATAAAACTGCGAAAACATTTAGAGGAGGTTCTATTTTTAATAAAACGCGTTTCGATCGTCAAACCGGAAATGTGGTTTTAGCAGTTTCACCAAAAAACAAATTATCCAATAGTGTAGATGTTTTTAAAAAAAGAAACAAACTTTTACAGTATGTTATCAATTTAAAACCGACGCCTGAATTGCATGATACGTTCTATAAAATTGGACCAAAAGAAACCACAGTAACGATTTCAAACAATGATTTATTACTTGGACAATATAGATGTTTCAGATCGATCGTTTATATGGATCAGAACCGTAGAATATTGTTCCCCAAAGATTTTGCATCTGTAATGTCATCTACTACTACACAAGTATACGAAGTTGAAATATGTTTTGAAATAAACGACTTTAATACTTATTCCGGAGTTTTTAAACATAGTTCCTATGCCATCTCGGTGAGATATTTAAGAAAAATAAGAGAGATTAAAATAGATAGAGGGTATATCTATCACGGAATCGAGATGGACTCTGTTATGTCATACAATTCATGGGAACCGGCTTCAATGACTGCGTCAATTAATTATACCTATGATACATTTTGGTTCAATTTGATGCCTATAGTTGAAAAACAACTTTCGTTAATCATTATGGAAACACAATTGTTGACCCCAAAACAATATGATAAAGAACGTCAAATCGACATTCAAGAAACGAATGCGATTATAAAACGTATTTTCAATGGAAAAGAAAGAGGAGATATGAGAGATAGGACTATGAAACGGAGGTAAACAGCAGTATCCACCGGGAACCCAGAATAATTATATGGGTTTTATGGATTTATTTATTTATTGTTACGGAAACTGGTAAGGAACTAAACTACCAGAAGGGAGGGAGGGGGTCATAGGGGGAACCGGGGGTTCCCCCTAGAGGTAAATTTTATTGTTGTAAAAACACAGAATGAAATCCGATTCCGATCTTTACAGGAATAGGAATTTCGATAATGTCTCTATCGAAAAATCCCGTTTCCAAAAGTGGAATAATAGTCAAGAAATTTTTGCCATTACGATATGAAAAAGCTGTCAAATATCGTTCTCCCAAACTACTCTCTACCATCGCGGGCTCACCACAAAAACTCTGATTTTCGAAGAAAAACCTATCACATATTTCCAACCCATCGCATATTAAAAACCCATTAATTCTTCTATTTTTCATATCCAAACTACGTAAAATCGTATATTTTCCGTAATTTACCGGAAAATCCAGATTATATTGCTCTAGATCTGGATTTTTCTCGATCACCACTGTTCCTGTTCGTAAACATACCTTAAATTTACGATATTTACCAGATATATCTATCTTGGAAAAGTCGATATTCTCATATGCCGCCGCATAAAACTCAATGGTGGTTACATTTTCACTGAATGGTCCATAATGAAAAATATAAAAACTTTCATTCGTATCAATCTTATAACGAACATTTCTCTTTTCTATATGAAAAACTGAGTTTTGAAATTTATCGAAAACCACTGGATTCGTTGTTGACGCAGAAAATTTGAAGGGTGCATCAGTAAATAAAACACTATTAGATTCCGTAGTGATAAAATCATGAATAATGGGCAAATAGTCCGTATAAAAATTAAGAGAACGTTTTAAAATAATTTCTTCGTCAAATTCACGATATTCTACCCGTTTTTTCAAGACCCTATATGCCAAAGTTTTTATTCGATCGTTTTCGAATCGAGTATGCCCAGAAAAGTGTTGAATCGACGGACAATTTATTTTTCCAAGGGTTTTAACCAAACTTTTATCATAATCCACATATAGTTCATAAGGCAAATCACGTTCAAATAGAGCAAATACACGATTTGATGTTTTCATAAATGCTGTATTCGCAACCCCCATCGGATTCGGTGTTAAACCATGCTTATGTAAAAACATACGTATAAGCATTAGGATAGGATTCTTGGAACTAACGCCATACTTGGCCTCGTGTTGTATTTTTTCTGTGTTTAACAAGTGTTTTACATATGTCAAATTTCCATTATCAAAAAAAACACCGTTTATTATTCCATCTCCAGTAAACATATCGAATAAGGTTTTTACTTTTGTCGTTTTTACATCAGGTCCCAGCATACCGAAAAAACCTTTCATCTTATTTAAACTATTTTGTTTGGTTAAAGACAAACACGATGTATCCAAGACAATTTGTTTATCCGAGTTTATTTTTATTTTATTACGAAAAGGGTTCCAAGAATAAACGGACATTATAATTAACCCGTAGTATAAGATTTTGATGAACATTATTTCAATTATATAAAATAGGGTAAGAACTATATTTTATATGATTTGTTAGACCGTTACATTTTTAATATAATCTCCGAATGTTTATATATATGAACGATATTCTGGTTATTTTTATTGTATTAAATTTCTTGATCGGATTCTTTTCGGATATTG